AGGGGTATCTGCTTGGACTGTCGCTTTTTAATGTTTTGGGTAGGGGGAAATGTATTTCCTAGGGGGGTGTAATAGATTTCCCTAGGGGGGTGCTATGGATTTCCTACATATAGAATAGGGTTATAGGATAGACTATGAGATACAGGTATTGACATATCGATTCCTCTGGGGAAAGTAGACATATGAACCACAAGGAGTCGGAGTTGGTAGACATTCTGAACATCACCAGAGCCGAATTTAAGTATCTGAGGAAGAATCTGGCTAATTCTGACAAGAATGTCGGTCCTCTTTGGGTCAGAGAGGAGTCAAACAAGCCAGAACACCTGCGTACCGTGTATTGGACTGATGCTGGTATGTACTTTCTGAGGGCTTACCTGTCCGAGAAGGCTGGTCTGCCTGTGATTAAGCCAGATACTGATATGAAAGTGATGAGTAAGGCTCAGTTTCTAGATATGGTGCATAAGACCAAGTGGGTTGGCAAGGTTGTCAGAAACCTATACAAGAACCATATGGTCTTGATGGTGGAACATAACTCTGGGTTTAATGTTATGGTTAACTGCCGTGACAACCAACTATTTTCCAAAGGTGCGTGGGTCGTAGTTGACACCAATGAAAATAGCCACACCGTTCGTGGTCAGTCTTTTAAATCTTATGAAAAAGCCTTCGAAACCCTCTCCAAAAAAGGAGTCTAACTGTGGCACAAAGGATTTGTGCAAAACCCTAGGTATTCCTAACTTCAAACCGCTCGACCACGAGCAGAAGGAGAAGTCTAAAAATGGGAAGTAAAAGAGGTGCTCCTGCACAGCCTACCTATGCTCCGACTACTGGCGTAGACCTGTCGCAGTTTAATAGCACTCCAATGAACCAAGGGTTTCAATGGAATAAGCCACAGGGATTTAAGGATGCTTCTGAATCTAATGTCGGTTCTTCTGGTTATACTCCGAATTTCTTGTTCCAAGATTCGCAGTTTGGTATGAACGGATTCCAAGGTCAATCTAACGGTAGCACTAACCCTTCTACTGGCGGTAATATTGGCTTTGGAACATACAGTAATCAAAATAATCTGCAAACCAACGGAATCGCAAACCAGAAAACAGGTAGATACGACCCTGTCCGCTCTCTTTGGAACGGTGGCTTGTTCTAACCAATGAAAATTGACCCTCACGAGGACGATGATGACGATGATGAGGGCGAAAATCTATATTTCTACGACCAATAACAAAATCGAGGTTCTGACCTAACGGTCAGAACGATACAGAACTAATTTACGCATTGGTAGCACAATGGTTGTGCAACAGTTTTGTAAACTGTAGGTTGTCGGTTCAAGTCCGACCCGATGCTCCACCTTAACACTATGGAAGAAAAATGGCTACCAGTACCAATCAAGCAATTTGAGGGCTTGTACGAGATTTCAGACCAAGGGAGGCTAAGGTCTTGCCCCAAGACTACAAGTGACGGCAGAAGGCTTCCCAGCAGGGTAATTAAGCCTACTGCGACCAAGGCTGGATACCTTCAGTTCAAGTTGCATAACAATAAGTTTAGGTTTAATGTAAATGCACACAAGATGGTTGCTATTACTTTCGGTCTCATTCATTGGAATGAACACTCTTTAACGAATATGCAGATTAATCACATTGATGGAAATAAGCACAATAATTGTGCATCGAACCTAGAGGCTTGCACCCCTAGCGAGAATCTTATTCACGCTTACAAGACAGGACTTAGAAAGTAATGGCTGAAGACCCTTTTGCTAAGATTGTACAGGACTGGCAGGATGCCAACCCTACGGTAAAACCTAAGACAAAGCAACCTTCGTCAGCAACTACGATTATCAGCCAGAATCCTAGAACTACTGGAACTGTTGCTGGTGCTTATTATGCAGGAAGTAAGGCTGTTGGTGCATACCGTACTGGCATCCTTGAAGCAACACAGGCTCTTCGTGCAAGAGGTGTTGCAGAGACTGCGATTGCCAAAGAACTTACCGCACTTGGATTTGATGTGACTTCTACGGCTCCCAAAAGTGGTAAGGCACTTGCTACCGCTGGTCGTGCTATTGCTTCTGATTCCAGACTAGGTTATCTTCCGTGGGGTAAGGGTTATGAAAATGCAGCAAATATGGAAAGAATTCCTCAACTTACAATGAGAGGAAGAGAAGCACTCCCTTATGTTACTGATGCTGGAGCACCTACTAGACTTGTTTCTACTGCCGAATCCGCAGTAGTAGACGCTAAGAAACTTGCACAGGCTGTTGCTGATGGAAAGATTACTCCAGAACAGGCTCTGAAATTTTCTACAAAAGGACTACAGCCAGCAGTTGCTGACCCTACATCTAGATGGGTAAAGGCTGGAAGAGGGTATAAAGCAATTATGGGTGGCAGTCAGCCTGTAAATTCAATGGCATCTGTACGAAGCGGATTCAGAGGTAATAAGATTCCTATGGCAATGGCTGGTATGGAACTTGGTGGAGCCGTGTATGATGTTGTTGGTACTGATGGCGTTTGGAACAGCGAATATATGAAACAGGTTGGAAATTCTAAAGACCCACTTATTCAAGGTCTTGGAGGTACTCTTGCTACGCTTAAATCTGCCAAAAGAGTTGGCAGAGGTGCTGGTGAGGCTCTTACCTTTGGAGGTCTTGGTATGTCTGGCGTTCCAGATTGGGAAGAACGCAGAGATGCTATCAACAATGCTCACAGAATCTTTAGAGAAGAAAAAGCAAAGGTTACTGGTGACTCAAGCAAAAGTCATCCAGTTGAACTGACGCATACTGGTGTATTCCACGACAATCACGGTCTTACACAAAATACTAATGAAAAAGGAAACGAACTGTTTAAGGCAGTTGAGTCTTCTCCTAGATTTAAGGCTATTTATTCCAAGGAACTTGCTAGACTTGGTGTGCCAGAAAGTATGTGGACTCCCGATGTGTATAAAGGTCCAGAACACGAATACAGCATTGATATGAATGATAATATTAAAGCCACACCTTTTGGTTCTGCCCTTGAAAGACAACAGACGCAAATTGCGTTTGAAGATGCTTCTCTGCAAAACTACAACAATAGGCGGTCTGTACTTAATGTTGACCCTTCTGCTGGACCAATGGGTTGGAGTACTATTAGAGGTACAGACCCAAGAGATTTAGGTCTTAATCCAGATGCTGGAAACTATTCTACTGACGGATATATTCGATAAGTGGACGAGTTAAACTTCACGCCTTCTCCGCATCCGTTTCTTAAGATGCCAGATATCAAGATGCTCGTTGAGCGTCTTGGTATTGAGAAGACTGCTGAAGTTCTTGAACTAAGAGAAGATAAGATTCTTGCTGAACAGTTAGACCCATTTCGTCACGGATTTGAGCCAGAACATTGGCACGAAGCAGATAGACTTATAAAGGAAAAGCAGGAAATCTTGGTACTTGGTGGAAACCGTGCTGGTAAAACTGAGTGGATGGCAAAGCGTGTTGTGCAGACTTTGGTCAATAAAAAGAACGCAATGGTATGGTGTCTTCACACGACTCAGAAGTCTAGTATTCAGATGCAACAGAATGTTGTCTGGAAGTATATGCCTCCAGAATTAAAAAATCTCAAAAAGGGCAAGGTAACTAACATTGCGTACAGCCAAAAGAATGGATTTTCCGAAGAGTCCTTCATTTTGCCTAATGGTTCTCAATGTGTGTTTATGAATTACGCCCAGAAGAGAGATGTTATCGAAGGTGGCGAGTGTGACCTTATCTGGTGCGATGAACTTGTGCCTATGGACTGGGTTGAGACCCTGCGATACCGTCTCGTTACACGAAGAGGAAAACTGGCAATCACATTTACACCTATTGCTGGCTACTCGCAGGTAGTTAAAGAGTTTGTGTCTGGGTGTAATTTTACAAAAACGCTTCCAGCAACAATCCTAGACCAGAACAATGTCTATGTTGGAGGCTGTCCAAAGGGTCATATGCCATTTACGGCTCATTCTTATCGTGGAAACGCTTCAGTAATTTGGTTTCACTCCCAACTTAACCCTTACAACCCCTTTGACGAGTTGGTTAAGACCCTTACAGGCAAAAACCTGTACGAACAGAAGATTCGTGCGTATGGCTGGGCTGACAATACGGTTGGAAACCAATTTCCAAGGTTTGGAGATAGAAATATTGTGCCATTAAAGGCTCTACCAGAAGAAGGAACCAATTATATGGTTATTGACCCTGCTGGGGCAAGAAACTGGTTTATGATTTGGGCAAGAAAGACTCCAGACGGCAATTTGTTTATCTACAGAGAGTTTCCAGACATTTCTTATGGTGAATGGGCTTTGCCAAGTGAAAAGGCAGATGGCAAGGAAGGTATGGCTCAGAGAAATGGTGCTGGTATGGGTATTGATGACTACAAGATGACCATTAAGACTTTAGAGGGCAACGAGGAGATATTAGAACGCTATATCGACCCTCGTGCGGGTGCGACACAGGCAATTGGGCGAGACGGAGGCACATCCGTTATCGAGTTGCTAGACGGAGGCGATAAGCCAATGTATTTCGCACCCTCGGCTGGTGTTGCCATTGAGCAAGGCGTTGCTATGATTAATGACTTGTTGGCGTTTGACATTAATGAACCGCTATCTCCGCTCAACCAGCCAAAACTTTACATTACAGAAAACTGCAAAAACCTAATCTACTGCCTACGAGAGTGGACAGGTCACGATGGTGACAAGGGGGCAACAAAAGACCCTATTGACTGTTTGAGATATTTAGTAGTAATGCAACCAGAGCATATTGATGATAAATCAATTCCTGCCAATGTACCCTTTTCATACTAATGAGTAAACAAGACAAATTTATGGGAGATAACACTACTGACGATAAACTGTTGTATGGTAGCGAAACTCCAGATATTCAGCAGTTAATCTTTGAACTTAACCGTTCTTACCTGTTTGGCTCCAATGTTCACGAAGTTAACGATAATGATGATATTCGTTATTGCAGATGGAATGGTCAAACTTCTGACGGTAAAAAATTTAGCAAAAACCGTGATGAAGATGACCCTGCGTTGCCGTTTGAAGGTGCATCTGATGCAAGAGTCAGACTGATTGATAGAATCATCAATGAACAGACGGCTCTTTGGATGAATTCTCTTAAGGGTGCTAAACTTGGTGTGTCTGGAAGAACTTCAGATGACTCTGCTACTGCTGGCGGTATGCAGATGCTTTTGGAGTATGTTGCCAGAGGTAGACAGAATCAAGAGATGAGAAGAGAGGCTGAAATGTATGGTCAGTACACAAACCAGTATGGTTGGTCTGCTATGCACATTGGATGGGAACAGGAAATGGGTACTGTTGAAGAACGCTTCACAATTTCCGACTTGGTAAATGTTGCCACAGAAATGGCTAGTCAGAATCCAGAAAGCCCTCTTGCTTCTCTTCCTTCTATTATTCTAGACCCCGCTCAAGACGAACTTGCTGTAACTCTGGTTGCCAACTATATGCCTTCAATGTCCGAAAAGGATATCAGAAGAATGGTCAAGGAAATGAGAGAGCAGTCGTATGCTGTTATCTACAAGGAAACTCTTATTAAGAATCTTCCTGTTGTTACTGCTCTTAAGCCGTATGACGAAATTTCGTTCCCTCCAGAAACTATTGACCTACAGAAGGCTCGTCTAATCTTCAGAAAGGTCTTTATGACTGAACTGGAAGTTCGTGCTATGATTAACACGGATGATTGGAATGAAGAAGGTGTTGAAGATGCAATTAAGACCAAGGGTATGTTTACTCTTTGGAGAGACCCTAATATTGTTCCTGTTAACCGTTCAATGAACGACTACAGAAGCAAGACCGCTAACCTAATTGAGGTTAGTTATGCTTACTACAGACAGTTGAATGAAGCAGGTAATCCTTGCATCTATTACACTATCTTTTCGCCCAATGCACAGGGTGATACATATTTGAAGCACGGCAAACTGGGTTACGCTCACGGAAAGTATCCATTTGTTGTGCTTCGCAGGGAGTACATTCGCAAAGCCGTTTACGAAAGCCGTGGAATCACCGACATCCTATCGACAGACCAAGCGGAACTTAAGGCACAGCACGACTCGATGAGAGACCGTACTGCCTTCGAAACAGTTCCCCCCCTAATGTATAAGAGACGAGTTGGTGGGACTGGAAGAATCGGACCAGCAATGCTACTCCCTGTTTCAGATGTAAACGACTACAAGTGGATGGAGCCACCGAAGGGTACTCCTACTATTGCTGAGTTTGTTGTGAACACGGTTGAAAAGAACGCTTCTGCTTACTTTGGTCTTGTGCGTGAGGATACCCCTCCTGCACTTGCTCAGATGCTTCAGCAGAACTCCGTTGATAACTGGCTTACTGCTTGGACTGAAATCTACAGCCAGATGCTCCAACTTTCTCTTCAGTATATGGACATTGTTGAAGTGGAAAGAATCACATCACTTCCTATGCCAAAGGTAATTGATAACATTACCCATCAGTACGATTTTGAAGTTAAGTTTGATGTCCGTAATCTGTATTCCGACTTGGTTCTGGAAAAACTACAGGCTATCTCGCAGTTCGTACTTCCGATGGATAGTGGTGGCGTTATTGACAGGAATAGAATGGTTCAGAAGGCTGTGGAAGCCATTGCACCAGATTCTGCGAAGGAACTCATCATTAACAATGCATCTGCCTCCCAGAGGCTGTATAAGGATGTTCAGACTGAGATTGGTATGATGATGCTTGGCAATGAGGCTAGTTATGTCGAAAACGACCCTACGGCTTCTACCAAGATGCAGTACTTGCAGGACATTATGAGCAAGAATCCCAAGGCTCAACAGGCTTCCCAGTCCGACCAGATGTTCCAGATGATGCTTCAGAACTATGTCAAAAACCTGCAAATGTCGGTTATGCAGGAACAGAACAAGCAGATTGGCAGAATTGGCGTATCTCCTGTTGCTGATAAGATGAAACAAGAAGGTCAAGGCGGTCAGCAAGCCCCTACCATTAATAACAACATTAATGTAAACTCAAACAATCAACAGCCTCAACAGAATGAAGGATACTGATTATAATATCGGCACATTTGCATTTACTGCTCCTAACCCGCTCTGGGAGCATATTTTGTATATTGTTGACCTAAACATTCAGTCTGAAACCAACAGGGCGTTGCAACAGGATGTAGTTGGTGAAACTCGTGTTCACCAATGCGGTAGAGCCTCTGCAATGACCGATTTCAAGACCCTGCTCCTTGAAGAGCGAGCCAAGGCTCTGAAAGAATAATTTTACAATCGCTTGACACTTGTAAAAAAGGTGTCAAGTGTGAGTCCAACAGTTTCTGGAAGTCTGTAAAAATCCTGCCTAAAACAAAAGCACTTTAGACTTATTCTAATGACCCCCGATAATAATACTGGAAACGAGAATACCTCCAGCCCCGAAAATTCTCAACAGGAAGATTCTTTTCCTAGTTCTAGCGTTCTAAACGATAGACTGAACCAACTTCTGTGGGATGATGAATCCGCACCACAGACGGAAGAAGGCGAAGCCGATAGTAATCAGCCAGAAGTCCAGCAGACTGAAAGTGAGCCAGAAATGGACACTAACACAGATACTGATGGCGAAGAGGTTCATTCAAAGTCCGAGGGAGAGCAAGAGGAGGTATCTCGTGGTGTACAGAAGCGTATCGATAAGTTGACGGCTAAGAGAATGGAAGCGGAAGCAACCATCACTCAGTTGAAGGCAGAACTCGAAAACGCCAAGACCACGGCATCCAAGCCTGTATATGAAGACAGAAGTATTCCTTTTTCCAATATTGATACGATTGCTGAAATTGAGGCAGAGATTGCCCAAGCAAGGTCGGTCAGAAATTGGGCAGATGAAAATGCTGATGGAATCACCGTTACAGACAAAGATGGGAATGAAGAGTACTTTGACTCTGCCAAGTTAAGGCAGATTAAAGTTAATGCAACGAAAGCCCTTGAAGAAGGACTTCCAGAGCGTTACAAGTACATTCAGACTAGAGACCAAGTCGAAGCCATTGCTAATAAGGAGTACTCGTGGTGGAAGGATAATTCGTCCAAGGAAAAGCAGATTGCAGAATCGTTTCTTAGGTCGTTTCCCCAAATCAAGAGATTTCCCGATTACAAGATGGTTATTGGGGACTACATTCGTGGAGTCCGAGCCAGAGAAAACGGTAGCCGTCAAACTACCATTTCAAAAGCACCTGTTCAGCCTCGTTCTAGTGGTGTAGCACCGACTGTTCAAAAGCAGGAAGTTCGCAGTCAAAATGCATACGCCAAGTTCGCCAAGTCTGGCAGAACTGAAGACCTTACAGATATTATTATGAACAAGTTCCTGTAACCTAAAAAACTACTACTATGGCAAGTCTCACAGAAAGAAATATCGTCAGCGGTAAGCGGGAAGCCCTCGCTGACATCATCTCGCTCATCGATGCGAAGTCCACTCCGTTCACCTCTATGGCTCCGAAGGTTGCTAAACCTGGCAACACGCTGTTCAGATGGCAGGCTGACTCCCTCCCCACCGTTACCTCCGAACAGGCTGGTATCGTTGACGGTACGGATGTTGACCCGAATGGTGCTTCCATCAAGAACTTCGTTAAGGACGGTGCTACTCAGTACCGCTACGAACTCTCCAACCACATTCAGATTTTCAGACAGGCAACTCGTGTGTCTCCTCTGACAACTGATATCGCTGTCATCGCTGGTGTTAAGTCGGAACTCGCCAACAATGTTGGTAAGGCTACCGAAACCATCAAGCGTACTATGGAGAAGACTCTTTGCTCTGGCAATCTTCCCAAGGCTGACGATGGCGTTTCGCAGGGTTATGCTACTCGTGGTCTCGATGGCTGGATTAAGAACGACTTCACAGGTGACACCTATCTGGCTGTCCCTGCTCCGTTCCGCACTCCTACCGCCAGCATCTCCACGGTTGGTACTGCCCTCCTTGATGAAACGGTCTGTCAGAATATGCTGGCTTCGGTCTTTGAACAGACTGGTCGCTCGCAGTCCTTTGACGGTCTCGTTGGCTACAAGTTGAAGCAAGCCTTCACGAACCTCACCTACACAACCAGACAGAATGGTACGGCTAACACCGCTTCGGTCATCAGAACTCTTAACAGAGACTCTGAAGCCAGCGTGTACAAGTCTGGTATCGATGTCTTCGAAGGTGACTTTGGCTCGATTCGTCTCCACACCTCTCTCTTCCTTAAGAACAACTTCTGCGGTTACCTGCTGAATATGGACTTGGTTGGCGTTGGTTATGGTGGCAACATCGCACAGGTCAAGGAACTGACTGACAATGGTGGTGGTCCTGCTCGACTTGTCGAAGCCGTGGCTACTTGCATCGTCAAGAATCCCCTCGGTCTCGCTAAGTTCGACTTCACCTCGTAACTAATTCGTGGCTGAAGATATCGTTCAGTCACTTGTCGATGTGATTCCCGCCCATCTCCATAAGGATTTGGAGCGGGAACTCATCCACGGTTGGAGAATGAATGAGGCTGTTGCCAAGGCTAACGCCACTAAGATGGCTCATTTCAACCATACGCACGAAGCCAACAATATTGAAGGTTTCGGGCGTAAGGTTGCCAACATTCCAGATGATGCTTTTCACTATTGGGGTCATAGACTTGGCTACGATTGCTGGAAGGATAAACAATTTATGCGGGAGTTCCTTCGGGATAACCCAGAATGTGCGGTGCGGAATTATGTTAAAAAGACAGTAGTCCAAGGCTCCATATTTGGTGCTGACGGATTCATTACCTAATGCGTACCACAGAATTTTCCCAAATCCTATTTGAGTCGTTGCAGTATAGCGGTAACGACAGACACAATATTAATGACGAGACCTTTGCACAGTTCAGAGACTTTGCATCTGCTCGTATGCGTGAGGTTTGGGAGTCACAGGAATTCCCAGACCTAATTAGACTGACTACATTTACTGCCCTTACTGACACGGCTGGAGTAACTTACTTTGCTCCAATGGCTACGGCTGGTGAAGTTCTTGGTGTATTTGACAAGAACCCGCAAATCACCTCCAGAGCACTTGAACTTAAATACGAGATTTATGACCTAGGCACATCCGTAAGGGTGATTCTTCCTAGCGGTCTATTTACGGCTGGTTTCTATTCTTATAGAACCAAGTTTATTCCCCTTACTGGCACAATCTGGAAAGCCACCGATGTGTACTACCAGAATGCACAGATTTATTTTGACTCTGGCTCCGCTACTGGCACTTATGTTCCTGTAACTGGTAAGCCTCACAGCGGTGATTTCTACTACTGTACCGTTAGTTCTACTACCGCTGGCTCTAACCCTAGCAATAACCCTACCCAATGGACAAAGATTTCAATTCCCTACATCTTTGGCAACTATATGGCTTGGGGTATGGCGGCTAATTTCCTAATCTCTGAAGGCAAGATTCAAGAAGGTGCTGGTCTTGAACAGAAGGCTGAAATGATGATTGCCATTGAAGTAGACAAATATTGCAGACAGCAAAATCAAACACGAAAAATCAACTTTACTAATCCATACGCTTAATGTCCTCCTCCTATATTAACTTCTCCTCCCCATCCGTAAGAAAGATGGTTCATTCGGACATCACTATGTCCGCTACGCCTAACACGGTTGTAGAAATCCTTACCCCTCCTGCTCTTCCCACTAGAAGAACAATGGTGTTTATTCAGAACAAGTCTGCCACCGCCAATGTGACTGTCATTTTTGATAGTGTTGGTGCTGTTGGAATTCTTGTTCCTCCGCTTAGTAACATTAACATCGATAACTACAACGGTACTGTCAGATGCAGTTCGTCTGTTGCTAGTACTGTCGTTCACCTCGCTTACGCACAAGTCTAATGGGAATCTCTGCCTCAGTTGGTACTCAGATTCCTACAAATGTTGTAGAAGTCGGAACGGAAATTTCGCAACCTTCTCTGGATGCCATTAGTTCCGCACCGTCTGCTACATCGGTAAACAGGTTTGTTGTTCTTAACGACCTTGTTGGTAAGGCTAATTTGGCTGGTGCTACATTTACTGGAAAAATTAATCTTGCCCCTCCTACGGCTGGCGGTTCAAGTCTAAATATTGGGATTGGGGTAATCCCAACTGTTGGTGTAGCAGGTGATATCTACATTGGAACTAACCTTAACTTTAAAGACTCAAGTGGGACTCTAAAGACTGTTGCTAACACAAACACAGGAAACACTTTCTCAAACAATCAAATTATTTCTTGCACATCAACTGTTGCAGGTCTTCGCATTACACAGGCAGGTATTGGTAATGCCATTGAAGTTGAAGATTCCGCAACTCCAGACTCTACCAAATTTGTGGTAGACCAGTTTGGTAAAGTTGGCATTGGCGTTGCTCCAGATGCTACTGCGTGTCTATCAGTTGATGTTACTGGTATTAAGTTCTCTAACGGAAGTGTTCAGACTATTGCTAGTGCTGTTGGTCCTACTGGTCCTACTGGTCCTACTGGTCCTGCTGGACCTGCTGGAGCCAATGCAACTGCTTGGGTTTATATGGGTGCTTACGATAACGGTTACACTTATTCTATTGGAGATTTTGTCACATCTGATGGTTCAAGTTATGTGCTGTATAATTACATTGGTGGTGCTGGATACCATCCTATAAACAATCCATCCTATTGGCAGGTGGTTGCTTCGGTTGGAGCACAGGGTCCGAATGGAAATGATGGTTCGCAGGGTCAGCAGGGAAATGATGGTGGTACTTACCCCGATGCAAGTTACGACAGCGTTCCCTACATTCGCATCAATCAATCTTGGGAACCTCTGTCATCTCACATCACTCTTGGCGATGCTCCGCAGGACAACAATTACTATGTTCGAAAAGATGGTAATTGGATTCAATGCTATACTACCAATCAGTACGGCTACAATATGCTTTATATTCCTTAATCTATGACCTCCATAATCATCCTTCTCATTACCCACACAGCATTCCTTGTTGCTGGCATTTGGATTGGCGTTAAGAACGCTGACTCTCAGACCATCAGCAAAGGTAAGGCACTTCTTAACGCCTTGAAGAAGGGGGACTAATGCCCATTGAGTATAAGAAAGATGGGGATATGGGCTTTACTGGCTTAAATAGCCGAGACAACCCATCCCATCTTCAGCAGGGTACTGTTACTCAGTCCCAGAACTTTCGTCTAGACAGAGGTGTAGCGACAGTTCGCAAAGGCATTAAGCGTCTTACCCTTGGCGATATCATTGGCAAGACCGTGTATGGTTGTGGTTCTTACCTAGACAATGCAGGACAGGAAATCATTGTATTAATTACAGGTTCTACGGTTGCTACTGTTTTCAGCAATGAACTCTGGACATACAATCCACAGACATCTGGCGTTACTGGTCCAATTTCTTTTGCTGGAGAAACTATTACTACAAGTGATGGTTGTGAAATCTGTTATGCGATGGAGAAGGTCTTTATTACAAGAGGTCATAACAAGAGACCCTTGATTTGGGACTTGGCTAACTCCATTACTCCGTTTGGTACATATGACCCTCTTATTGTTGCTCCAGCAACACAGCCAGATGGCTATCAATTTCCTAACTGCAATGGGCTTCTGTACTATTCTAACAGACTAATTGCTAGTGGTCAGCATTACTTAAGTGAAGGAAGGTCTAACTATGCCGTATGCGTTGCTAACTATCTAGAACACTTGAGTTGGGATGCGGTTGATGAATTCTTGTTTAACCAAGGTGGTAATGATGAAGTAATTTCCATTACGCCTTGGACTCTTAATGAGTTTCTTGTCTTCCTTAGAAACAGCATCTTTTATGTAAACATTGGTCTTGGCAGATACTCTACTGGTGACGGTCTTTCTACCACATCTTTTATTAAGTCTCTTGTTACCGACACAGGCTGTCTTGCAAAGAGAACCGTAGTCCAAGCCAATGGTGGCATTCTGTTCCTGTCTGACAATGGTGTGTATTTCCTACAGCCTCAGAACAACTCGTCTAATGACTCTGTTAGGCTTCTGACTGTTGCTGAACCTCTATCTGCACAGATTAACGATGTCATTCAGACTATCAATAAGACTACCGCATACAGGTCTGTTGCCATTTACTTTAACAACAGATACTACCTTGCCGTACCAATTGGTACATCTGAAACAAACAACTGCGTTCTTGTTTACAACTTTATCCTAAAAGGATGGGAGTCCGTTGACACTTACCCTGCTGGGTTTGATGTGTTTAACTTTATCGTATGTAAGCGTAACAACGAAAAAAGAGTGTTTATTGTAGATACAAATCAAGGCATCTTTTTGATGGATGAATTGAATTACGATGAGTATCAAGACTGGGCTATTGGAGACCCTAACCAAGGTACGCCTATTCTTCCATTTGCCTGTGGCAATGGACTGAGTGCCTTGCTTGATGAAAGTTCTTTCCCTAAGAATAAAATTACAGGAGTTCTTCAGACAAGACGCTATAACTTCGAAAGCCTTGGACAAAAGAGGTTTAGTACAGTTGAAGTTGAAATGGTCTCTGAAGGCTCAAGTAGCGTTCTTACAGAGGCTGTAGTTACAAATCCAGACTCACTTACTACTATTGAAGGTTATAGTTACACTACTACCGAGGACTCTATGCGTAGAAATCCTATCAGAAAAAACGGTTCTGGCATTCAATTAAAATTTACATCTGATAACGACAGACCCACAATTCGCTCTAGTTTTGTGTACGCAACTGTCTGGACTCAGAACAACATTAGCAAAAAATAACTTATGGCACAAATTAAACGAGGGGACACATTTGTTGACGGTCAACAGGTAACTGGTGACAGACTCAACAATCACATTAACAATGCTAGTCTTGATGATGATGCAATCATTGGACAGACTACACTTCCTGCAAACACAGTAGCGGTAGGGGACTCATTCTTGATTCACGATTTGTCTGCTACTTCGCCACCCACTAAACTTAGAAAGATTACGGCTACAGGTTTCCTTAATAGCCCTCTTACTTGTTCTTTTAACCTAGCAGGACAGGCTCTTAAGGATATCACCCTTGCTCCTAACGCTGGAACTATTGTTACTCTTAAGACGATTTCTCCTACAACTGTTGGCGAAATTACAACCGTAAAAATTGTGTCTGCTGGACACGGTCTTGTTGCTGGTCAAGTTATCACGGTTACTGCTGGTCCTACTGACTTCAATGGAACTTGGGAAATCTCTTCTGTTACACCAGATGAACTTAACTATGTTCTGTTTGCTAAGTCTATTCAAGGGGCTGGAACTTGTTCGTATGTTAAGGCTCCTAGTGTTCTTTCTGCTAGTAACATTTCTATTACAGGTGGTCTTTATTCAGATGGAATCAACAAGTTTAACGGTGCTACACAATGTATGGGTAATCTTGTTACTGAGTCTGCCCTTACTGCTAAGGGTGTCTGTAATTTTACAGGTACTGTACAGTTCAAGGGTACTCCGATTTTTGGTCTATACTCTAAAGTAACTACACCTCTTACTACTGTTACTCTGCTTGGAACGGACAGCGTTTATCGATTTGCGGCTTGGTCTAATAACTGGATGAACTTTGGTAAAGTTACTTATACTGAAGATTTTGTTGTTCCAGATGAAGAGACTTGGGAAGTACATCTTGTTTCTTCGTTATATAATAACATTGCTCCGGGGGCTGGTAACTATGGTTATGGTTGTCAATTAATTTCTAGTGTAAACAATGTTACTACAACTACTACAGTTGGAGACACATTTAGCATTGGAATTGCGAGATACACTACTACTCCGTATATCTATAACATTATTCTTCCTGCTGGCACTCACACTATTAGAACGGTTGCCTGTCATTTTGCTGGAGGAAATGTCGGTGGCTCTGAACTTAACTGCAATACCACGACCAGTCCTTCTCATAAAACCGTAAGCAAGTTCAAGACTGCTTAATGACAGAAGAAGACTTCCAGAGCACTTGTAGATTTGTCTACGAGAACAAAGACAACGGCAAACGCCCTGTCTTTCAGTTAGACTATCTTGATGACTGGCTGAGGTGGGCTAGAGAAAAGGAATGGATGTTTATTAATAAGGTAAACGAAGAGGTCAACGGAGTCGTAATCATCTACCCAATTGGCAGATGGGTGGATACTCCGACTCTTGAAGATGTATTCAGATGTTCTGGAAACACATATATTGACAACGACTACTTCATTATGGACGCTTTGGTTGACAATGAAGATGCTAGGGCTAACATTTGCCGTCAAATCGACAGTAGATTCCCAGAGATTAGAGGGGATGAGAACAGCCAAATCTTTTCACAACGAGGAGATATTGTGCAGAAACTCAAAAAAGAACTAATCATAAATTTAACAAATAACTAATATGGGTTCAACAAAAGTACAGGCTCCACCGCCTAGAGATTATTACAAGGAATCGGTTGATACGATTCGTGCTCAAGTAGATATGGCTCCCATCATTATGGATGCGGAGCGTAGGATTGTTCCGCAGATGCAAGCAATGCAGATGGAGCAGATGCTTGGTCAGTCCAAGAATCTTCTATCTTTCTATGGGCAGGTGATGGACCCGTTTTCTAAGTTGGCTGGGCAGTATGCTGAGTCGATGAACAAGAACACGATGGAGCCTCTTGCTAGAAGTAGCAGAACTGCATACGAGGCAAGTCTTGGTGGCGGGGCTGGCATTCAAGACAGACTCCGCTCACAGGCGTTTTCAGACCTTGAGGCTGGGTTCAGCCTTACTCCAGAGATGAATACATTGGCTACACAGATGGCTAGGGCTGGGGCTACTCAGCGTGGTATGGCTGGTGGCAACTATGGCTTGGCTTCCGAAATTCTTGGCGGTTACCAGATGGGACAACAGAGACAGGATAGAGCCAGAACCTTTGCTGGTGCTGTGCTTGGTTCTGACCAGCAGTTGGCTGGACAGGCTTACGCTCAGTATGGCTCTCCGATGATGGCTGGCATTATGCAGGGCTTTAGTCCTACAGGCATTGCTGGTAATGCTATAGATCGGA